TTTGCCTTCAATCTGTTCAGCAATTTGTTCTGGTTCTACACCAGCTTGAGTAACACTGAGAGGCTTATATTCTTCTTCTTCAACCGTTCCTTCTTTGGTTAGCTTCTGTTTCTTTGAGCCAAACTCTTTGCCGTAATAAAAGACATTCGCTAGCTGAGGCATACCAAATGCCGCTGCTGCCGCTTGTGCCACGGGCCATGCCATTTGTCCTGGGGTTGACGGTGTTGTTGTAGGCGCAATCGTTACTCTTGGTGCGGATGTTGTTGGTGCAACAGTAGTTGGCGCAATCGTCGTAGGACTAACTGTAGTTGTCGGCTCTACAGTGGTTGGCGGTATTGTCGTTGGAGCTTCAGTTGTAGGTGGAACTGTTGTTGGAACGCCAGTTGTTGCTGGAATTGTCGTTGGAACACCAGTTGTCCCTATCTCAGGTTTAATGGTTGTTTGTGTAATTACCGTTGTCGCTGGCGCTATTGTTGTTACTGGAAAAGCTGTCGTTGCAGGAGAAACGGTTGTAGCCGGTGCTAACGATGTTGCTGGTGCTAGTGACGTAGCTGGTGCTTGCGACGTAGCTGGCGATTGAGTTGTGGCTGGTTGACTTGTAGTTGCAGGCACTTGCGTAGTCGATGGCATCCCAGTTGTTGGCGTAACCTCGGGTTGCTCAGTTGGTTCTAATGTGGTGCCTGGAACTTGCGTTGTAGCGGGTTGACCGGTTGTAGCAGGTGCTTGCGTTGTGGCTGGCTGCGCTGTAGTTGCAGGTGCTTGCGTTGTAGCGGGTTGCGCCGTCGTTGAAGGAGCCTGTGTTGTTGCTGGCTGTTGTGTAGTAACAGGCGCTTTCGTCGTAGGTACGGCAGTTGTTGCAGGCGTTACCGTTGTTTGTGGTAATCCCGTCGTTGGTACTGTTTTTGGTGGAACATTGGTATCCGGCCATGTTTTTGGATTAGCTGGATCAAATGCTGGATTTGTGTCCGGATCAGGCCAAGTAGTTGGATCTCTTGGATCAAACACAGGTTTACTTGGATCATATGGTTTTGGCGCAGCAGTGGTATTTTCTTCAGGCCAAGTTTTTGGATCTGCTGGGTTAAAAACAGGATCGGCTTCCGGATCAGGCCATGTAGTTGGGTCGTATGGGTTAAACGGTTTTTGAGTTGTCGATGGTGCTTGTGTAGTGCTAGGAGCTTTTGTTGTTGCTGGTTGCGTAGTAGGAGCAGCAGTTGTTGTCGGTGCTGCACTTGTTTCTGGTGCTTTAGTTGTTGGTGTAGCCGTGGTCGGAGCAACCGTTGTAACTGGTTCCGCAGGATTTAGAATGCGCCGCTTAAATTCTTCCCAATCAGGATCATCAGAAGGTACAACTTCTTTTTCTGTTTCTGGCGTTACGTTTGGATCAAACAATCTTGTCGAACGTATAACAAGTTGCGTAACGTCATTTGCACTTTGATTAGCCGTCGGGGCAGGAACCCGGTTAAGAAGTCTTTGAATCTCGTTAGCCAAGTCTTTGTTGTTTGCTGCTTCTTGTTTAATACGATCTAAAGCTTCTTGCTCACCCGTATTTAAATTAGGCGAATAAAACAGTGTTGCGGCTGCTGCGCCTACTCGAGCAAGAGCATCCGTACCCAATCCTTTTGCAAAATCAATCATCCTCCCCCATAACGATCTTTGCATCGTTGGATCGTTTGCAGCCTCTTGTACTAACTGCGGCAACGAACGAATGAATCCATCTTGGATAATTGTTGTTGTAGGAGTACCTACTGGCAATGCTTGCGCGTACTCTGTACCAGCGAGGTTTTTTATGATTGCTTGCGCTACTGGATCATCTTTTGATGTATCAAAGCCTCCAAGTTTAAGAAGATCTGATGCTTGCGTTTCTGTTAATAATGTTGGTGCGGCAGTAGTTTGTGCATCAGTTTGTGTCGGGGTTTTTATTCCGGTAACTGCCGCATTAAATAATTGTGTTAACGCACCAATTTCGTTTCCACTTATTGCCGTCACACCAGCTTTGACAAGACGACTTGCCGTAGCTTTATCCATTCCTGTTTCAGCGGCTAACGCATCGGTTGCAGTTTGCATTCCAACGCTTGTTGCTAAAACTGTTGGGTCTAGTTTTCCTGTTGTTACAAGTTGGGTGACAGCGTTTTTGCCAGCTCCGGCTAATTCGTTAGGCAACATAGAAGCTACTTGAGTTCCTACAAAGCCAGCGCCAGCACTTAGTACCGCACCTTTTAAGGCATCAACAGGATCTTTGCCGGTTGCAACTTGCATACCAAAATTTAATATGCCTGAACCTAAAGCACCTGCTGCCGCTCCAGTTGCGCCTAGTGCAGAACCAATAGCTTGCCCAACACCTGGAAGCGCCAATCCTAAGATCATCCCAGTTACAGGATTTGTTAAAAAACTTCTTAACAACCCCGGACCTTCAACACCAATTTGTTGCGTTACTTGTCCTGTAGCCGGATTTAACAATTCGTATCGATATTGTTTTTCCCCAAGGCCAGACTGATCTTGAGACATTTTGACAAGTGAAGAACCGTCTGGCGTGACAGTCCATTCTTGACCATTAAGAGTTACAGGATTAAAGGCTTCAGTATTAGATCCTTCCCCTTGAACAACATACTTAGCATCTTCAATCGCACGTTGGGCGGGTGTTAACGAAGCACGACGGTCTTGCTCTGCTTTCCAAGCTGTCAATTGTTCTGCGGCAGATTGAAAAATACCCGCATCTTCACCACCACCTGTATATACCGTACGGTCCGTAAACGTTGGTATTGATACGCCGCGATAAGTTGTTTCCGGTGGAAGCGTTGTTACAACAGGTGCAACGGTTGTAGTTATTTGAGGAGCTTGCGTTGTTTCCGTTACTGTTGGAGTAAACGTTACAGGCGTTGTAGTTGGGGCTAATGTGGTAGGTTCTGCGGTTGTTGGCGCAAGCGTTGTTGGCACAGCGGTTGTCACAACCGGAGCTAAAGTTGTTACAACCGGCGCTACAGTGGTAACAACAGGCGCTAAAGTTGTTGGTTCTACATAACTAACTTGTTCGCTTTCTTGCCAAGGGTTGTATGTATAAACAGGTTCTACGTAAACAGGCGCTTCGGTTGTAAAAACAGGAGCGGGAGTTGTTGGTTCTACATAAACAGGCGCAGCGGTTGTTACAACAGGCGCTTCGGTTGTAACGACTGGTGCAGAAGTTGTTAATAACGTTTCAATACCTTGCCGAGGTGCAACGCCTGTTACTGCTTCGGGTTCTGGGTCATAAACGTTATATCCACCAAATTGATACATCCAATTGATGTCTGTCTGGGGTACTCCTGCGCTTATAAGTTGAGAAGGCGTAACACCCATCGTGTTGAAGAAAGAAATTTTTTCTTCTGGACTAAAAGTTTCCCAACCTCCTGGTAGATTAAACGCCATGATTTATGCCGGTATTGATGAAACAAAAGCCATTGTCGCTATAACAGATGGCGTGGCTGGTCGGGTCGGCGTTGCAGCCGCTGGTAAGTGTTCTATTGTCACACTAGTGTTTGTTGTCGCCCAGTAAAGCTCAACATAATCATCTGCTTGCATTGGAAGAAATAAATTTAACGATGCTATTAAATGTCCATCTGTGCCGCCATGACTGTTTGGTACAGAAAACCGAGAGTTACTGTTATCCACATTGGTGTCGTTAATAGCAGCCCATACATCGACATCATGGATCTGCGTATCTGTATTATTAAATTGGATACTAAACTGTAAGTTATAAACCCCAGGATAAGTAACCGTCAGTTTGGAATTACCTTGCAAATAAACACTATCGGCTACATCAGTCACGTCATAGGTTATAGCGTATGCCGCCGTTGTACTAACCGCAGCTTGATCCGAGTCGCTTGACCAAGCACCAAACGGATTACTCATATATCTTCCACCGTCTGGACCTAGTAGGTTACGTGTTATGTTTTCTAAGCGATTAAAGTAAAGCCTTAAGACATTGTTTAATTGATCCTGATATACCCGCGAATATACCTCTCCGCCTTGAGGGAGATTAGGTGGAGCAGGATTATCAAGGCGTAACGTCATGCGCCTCTACCCGTTGCTCGACCATCTTGTCTGATGTCAATCCTTGGCGCTCCCAACTGCCATGTACAACCTAATTGATTAGACTCCACCTTAAAGATCATTTGACGTCCACGCACCCTGACATAGACCTGACCAGTAAATTGTTCAATTGTCGTGGTTGAGGTACGCACAACTGAGGCTGAAGATGAACCACTATTGGACTGAGGATTGTTATACCCAGAACCAGAGTTCATCATCGGGATCAGCGTCATGGTTACCGCAGGAGATGTAGCTTCTGACCCATCAAACGTAATATCTGGAAGCACTCGATAGACATAACCTAAGTTATGACCATCTTGAATATCAAACTCTGCTGACTCAATATAAGCATTAATGGCTGTAGCCGTGCCTGTCTCGTTATCATCCACGCCACGTTCATGGTCCACAATGTTGTTGTTATACGTGGCGGCTTGCGGATACTGTCTCAAACCAGAATCGCTCCACGCTGTCCTCGCCATGGTTCCGTAATACCAGACACCTTGACCGTTGTTTTCTGCGTAATTAAATACAACATAACGATCAATTGTTTCTGCATTTTCTGAACAATAAAACCACCAAATTTCGTTAAAACCTTCGTTTGTGCCAGCAAAGATTTGGAAATTTTGAAACAAGTTTATGTCGTTAAAGATATACCGACGAAGATCGCAGTTAAGTGTCTTAACGACACCATCATAGATGTAGAACTTGTCTATACCCATCCAGTAAGTTTTACTTGACGCTACCGCAACAGCGTTTGGTCCGGCAATAGAAATATTATCCGCAAGGATCTGCGACCCCCATACCAAGGGTGAACCAAGAAATTGAATAGAAAATAACGCCGAATCAGTCCATGCCAGTATTTCTTGCCTTTGTTGTTGGACTGTGATGATTTGAGATCCACGAGACAGTCTTAGTGAACCGGCTGTATTAGTTGCTGCTGGACTCCAATCCACTAGGGACTCTTGGCTACACCATCTAATTAACATGGGATCAGCTATGGCAGAGTCTATCGGATTACATCCAAAAACTAGTAAATACCGATAGGCATCAGAAACAATCAATGAGTACTGAATATCTGGAACATCTTCCAATACCATCGAATGTACGCCTGATTGTGTTCCACTTGTTGTTATCACTGAACCTGTTGGCGTAGATGAAAGATTTGCCGTCAGTCCAGATACGTTTCGTAAGTAATACGTTGTTCCTACAGAAAGTCCTGTTGGCAAAGCCCCCGTAGTTGTAAAAGAAACCGCTGTCCCTTCTACTAGTGAGACCGTAAATGTCACCACTCCAGGGCTAGCAATAGTAATGGTGACTACGCCGCCCAAGCTACTTAATGCCACACCTCTTGTTGCTAATCCATTTGAAGCGTCCCAGTAGTACAACCCAGCGGCACGAGGTCCAAAGACAAGATCTTCACCCCAGTTATTTGCATTCCATATCCGCAAGGGATCAGTCACGGTTGGAGTAAGACCCCATGAACCACCGCCCCATGGTCCACCACCCCAACCCACAAGAGGAACTTGCGCCACACCTGGCCCAGTTGTTACTTGATATGCAGCCACAACAGAAGCGCCACCACCAGGCGAAGCGGCAATAGCAGTAGCGTTTGGCGTTACTGAAATAGTGATGGTGTACGTATTGACATCAATAACCGTAACTTGAAACTCTTGGTTTAAAACAGCCGCAGTCACATTGGTAGCAGGAGGTCCAGCTCCGCCTATATCTACCGCACCTGAAAACGTTACAAAGTCACCTGTAATACACCCATGCGCTGTATCTGTAACAGTTACTGTTGTTGAAGACGTAAGTGCAAAAGGATTATTGTTTATCGTTACAGTTGAACGGATAGGAGTTATGTCTGAGTAAGCACCACCTTGTTCAATGTAATACTTAAGGTTCGTACCAAGACCAAGAAGGTTAGCACTTGATAAAGTAACCCAGTTCCATAAGGACCGGCATACGCCTAGAAATGTAGCCTGTGAGATACGAACCCAGCCGCCTATCTTCTCAGGGGTGCCTTGACGGAAACGAACCTTCTCTGATGTATACCAACCACCTTCCGTGGTGTATCGTGTGTTTTCACGATTTGTTCCGGGTTTATAAAGGATCTTGGAAAGTGGCACGGCTCACCTCATCAATGCAGCTTCAGCCGCACGTCGGCGCGTAAGACCGGGGAGAACTCGACCAGCAGCTTTGTTCCAGAGCATACATTGGTCTGCTGCACCATCCCAGTCCCCTGCATCAATACGTTTCTTGAACGTGGAAACCCGATAGTTTCCTAAGCCACAATTGTAGACCCAGCTAGTCACAGCGGCAATGCGTCTTGGGAAAGCGTCTTGAATCTTTGGGGAGAGTTTAAATAAGCCCCTAAGAAAGTATTCAACGTGGTGATCCAGCGCATCCTCACACTGCTCAATCGTCCAGATCGTGCCGGGATTAATATCAGGGCCAGTGGCTCCCCAACCGATTGTCCAAGGATGTCCACGGGTTCCGGGGTCGGGATAAGCTGTTACTCGTCCGTCAGGCAAACGCTTTGCTAGCCCCTCAAAGGGCTTGATCAGTACATCCTTGCAAAGCTTTTTGGCTTCACCCATTATGATTTCTGGTATTTTTCTACGCTGCGGCCAACGAACCAAAACGTGATACACATTGTAAAGACACCAAAATCATCTTCATCCCAGCACTTACTTATAACCTCTGTCCAATCCGCACCCGTTTTAAACGCGATAACAAGCGCAGCCGCCTTGACTGCCGCATACATAAAGAACAAAGCCCAAGTAATGCCCGGACGCACCAACGCTGAGATAGCAGCCACAAACCAACCCGCTGCCTTAGCCGTTTCAGCTTGCTCTTGAAACGCAGCTTTGATGGTGTCCATCTGCTGAATGGAGTAGTCAACATACTTCTCCTCCATCTTGAACTCCCCCCGCATCTTCTCCAGATCGGTCTGGAGTTGGAACATATTGAGTTCGTGAGCGCGTTCGTTCTTCTTATCAAGGAATTTAAGGACTTCAGGAGCAAGTCTAAACAAGCCACCAAAGATAGAACCAAGGAGGCCACCACCAAGTAGTTCAAACATTACTTACCTCCCTTAATTCGTTCACGCTCTTCAAGCAGCCTGACCTTAACCTGAAGCTCGTTGATATGGGTCATCAATTGCTCTTTCTGAATAGCGCGTCTTTCTGCACTAATCGGGGAGTCAGTCGGCGTACCTTCTTTGGTAATCAGCGCAGGCATTTGGCCTTCAATCTTTGTCAGACGCTCAGAAAACGAAGCCACCTGCCCGAGCAACCACGCAAGCGCAGCTACTACGATGGGGATAACCGCCTTTAGAACGTCTGACCAAGCCATTACGCTGCAACGTCTTCTTTAGGACTCGGCACGGGCAGTTGAGGAACCGCTTGCTCTTTGATCTTCTCCACCAATGGTGCGATCTGAGCATAGGGCATGTTTCCTAGTGCGCCCATCACTGCATTAACTTCATCCAGCGTAAGCTCTAATTTGATCTGTACAGGGTTCATGTTTAAGCCGCCCAAGGAAGTGCGGGCGTTACCACCGGCGGGTCGATAAGATTGTCTATCTGCGTCTGCACTGCCGCCTCGGTTGCAGCTTTATCGACACCGTTAGCCCAAATCCAGCCAAGCACAGTCTCTAAAGTGAGGTCTTGATAGGGGATGAAGCTCGTTCCCTGCGCCACGGGTAGTGAGCAAGTTGAGTAGACCGAGGCGTTGTAAGTGCCATCAGTGCCGTTGCAGGTGTAGTGGACATTGATGACGTAATCCTGACCTTCAGGGGCGTTGGGTAGACAATTTAGGGCTGTCACAACCCAGTTAAACGTAGTCATGGTTGGGTTCCTTCTAGTTGAGCGACACGGGAAGTAAGGGATTCAATGAGGGCTTGTTGCTCTTGAATGGCTTTGATGCACAAAGACACCATGTTGCCGTACGCAAGTGCATCAGGAGTTCCGTCTTCTGCGTATTGCACAAACTCAGTCAAGCCAGCGGCATGTACTTCTTCGGCAATTAGTCCACCAAATATTGTGTCGCCATTGTTAACGCCCTTGTATGTAACCGGACGCAGCGCAAGAACTTCAGCAAGACCATGCGTTGCATCTTGCACGTCAGTTTTGTAACGAAGGGATGATGTTGAGCGTTGCAACAAACCATCTGAATCAACATACACATTTGCTGCCGATGCGTTTGTTTTGCTGTAAACAGCAGTCGCCCTGACAAAACCATCGTTGCGGCAACCAAATGCTTCGGTGTTGTTGTTATAAACAGTGTAAAACGTATAGTTTGAGTTTGTAGTATCAGAACTTCCAGAAATATGT